TTTGCATTTGCGGCAGCTGGGGTTGTAAATGTAGAAATACTACCACCAAAAGACATAATTGCTCCAGCAGCACTAATTTTGAGCCCAATCGCTCTAAGTGTTGTACTCCCTGCTATATTTCCAAAGGTGGTTATTACCCCACCAATTCCAGCCACTACTCCACCAATAGCCCCAATGCCAGCAAGTGACGTTAATGCAGTGCCTGCTTTTAGTGCTGCGCCCAATGCTGCACCAGCATACCCCAATACCCAGACACTACCAACAGTAATAAAAGAGTTTATCGCCCCCTTAAGTGTTACCCCTACACCATACCATTTTCTTTTTTTCTTTTTCTTTTCCTCATACCCAGAAAAGATTGAAGGCATTCTTTCAATAAATTTTTTTGCACCACAAACAGGCATATTGTTCTCTTTAAAAAAAACAAAAGTAACATTAGAAGACATGCCTCTCCATTTGCCGTAGAACTTATTTTCATTCTGCATAATAGCATATCCTAAATCAGTAAAATAAGCCCATTTTCTATTATTGTAATATTGTGTGTGAATTATTTTCCCATAACCAGAGGTGTTATATTCTGACTTGCAATTTTTTATTACTGTGCTACCTTCTCTTGCTTGTAGTAGCTGACAATATACCTCTCCCCACCCCTCAATTTTTGCATCAATCCTCCGCCCATCGTCTTGGATGTTGCCGTCCCATTCTACATAAAAAATAGACCAGCTATATTTAGAAAAAAAACTCTTAACCGCCCTCGTTGCTGCTTGTGTTTCTGAAATAAGGTTATTTATGGCTTGCTCTACATAATAACCAGTAGGAGAAAAATCATGTTGTTTAGGCATTTGGCGTTATGGCATCTATGGAGTTAAGCATTTTTGTGATCATGTCAGCTGGCGGGTTTAACGCCCCAGCGGTATACCCAAACACAGAGTCTTTTAGGAGTGTTGCTTTTTGTATCCGTAGTCTTTCATCAAAAGACTTTGTTTCTCTTTCGATCGCAACTTTTCTTGCCTCTTCGCTCAAAGCTTGCTTTTCTATCAGTTTTGCCCTCTCCTCGTTAAATTTTGCCTCTTTTTGTGCCAGTTCTAATTTCATTTTAGCAAGTGCTAGCTCTTCGGCTTTGATTGGTAGTTCCGCTTGAGCTAAGGCTTTTTGTGCTTCAATAAGTGCAGTATTCGCCGCTATTTGAGCCAATTCTGCTTCTAGCCTATCACTCTCCATCATCAGCCTTACCGCTATATCTTGGCTAGACAAGGTTATGCTTTGCGTAGCTTGGCTTAAAGTTGCCGTAATTGTGTCAATCCTTTTGCTATCATTTAAAGCAAATTTTTCATAATATTCGTCGAGCTTTTTTATTAACCTATCGTAAGGAGAATTTTCAGCCATTGTATCGCTTAATACTCTTTTGTAAATTTTACTGTATTTTTCTATATCTAAACTCATTTTTTAATCCTTATATTTTTTTTGCTCTATTCTCCCAGCCTCGCTCATATACGCCAAGGCGTGGGTTTTTTCTTATTAAATTTCGATAATAGGCGATCTCTGCTCTATCAAAATCACTATCAAATGCCACCGTATCATAAGCATTTAGCGCTTTTAGTGTATTTGCCCCCATTATGCCGTCGATTGTAAGCCCTAGCATATTTTGAAGCACACGCACGGCACTTTTTACTCCGACATTGACCGCAAAGCAAAAAAGCTCATTTGCTTTTAGCTGGCTATTGGCATCATCTAGGCATAGAGCGTCCCAGTATGTTTTCTTGTAAAAACTTGCCACTAAATTTACAAGCGCATCATCGTTATATAAAGCAATGCTAGCCTTTTTAAGATCACCATATGCGTTGATAGCTGCCCTAACTTGCCCCCAGCCTTGCCAGTTTGGGTGAGCGGCTTCATAAATGCCCATAAAAGTTAGCCCATTTTCTGTTGGATTTTTATGTAGGGCTTTTTCAGGGCGACTAAATTCTAAGCTCATTAAAAGATTAAAAGCTTGCGCGTAGTTCATTTTTCATCTCCTATGTCGTAGTCACGAGGCGGTCTTGGCGTATAGTCGTAGTTGTTATCACTGAAGTTGTCTATCTTTTTGTCTATTGCTTTGTCGATCACGGCACTAACCCAAGCTGTGCCACGCCAGGCAAAAAAACCACCAACTGCAAGACTAAAGCTCCCTTTTTCTGTGAAATAAAATGCCGTCTCGTAAGCTACCCAGCATATAAAAGTCGAGCTAATAGTGCCAACGAAAAAATTTATGATAGCCTTCCCATCGCTTGCAACCTTGGCGTTACCCCCTGCAATGCTTAGCACACCGCCTACAAAGCCAACTATTATCACCCAAAAGTAAAAGCCTAGCCTATCCATAAGATCATCCATTACCTAGCCCCTTTTTTTAAAATTTATAGGTAAAAACATACATTATTAGGACGGATAATATTATTTCTACTACAACCATCTTATTTAGCCAAAAGGCTTTAGTTCTTTTTATTATTCGTTCCATTTACACACCCTTATATTTTTATTGTTTATCTCTTTTTGCTTCATACTTTTTTATGTCCTCTAGCTGTCCTATACACTTCTCATACCCACTATAAACATCTATTAGTAACACCCCTGCTTCGCTTTGGTTTGTTACATTTCTATCCCCTATCATAGGGGCTTGTAGTAGGTAGCTTGGTATCTTGTCATACTTATTTAGCACTACCTGCTTGCTTTCGCAACCCATCAAGCACATAAGAAACGCTGATGTCAAGAGCATTAGACATATCTTTTTTGTCCTCATTTTGCACCCTTTCTTTGACTTTACTAGCCTTTATTTCTATTATCTGTTTTTGCCTACTGACCTTTTCAATGGTATCAAGCTTAAGGGAGATAAGCCTATCTTGCTCGTTTATCTCATCCTTTAGCTTAAGGTTCATCTCATCGCTAGCCTTTAGATTAGCTCTTGTGACGCTAAGCTCATTATTTAGGCTTTGATACCTATACCCAAGAAACAAAGTGGCAAGCAGCAAAAAGCCACTTAAATATAAACTAGGACTTAGCACTTGTATCTCTCCCATATTTGATTATATGATAGGCTCTCACGCTGTAATAGAAAAGCAGTATCTTCCATTTTGATACCCCTAAGAGCTCCAAGAGTTCCCTAAAGGTATCATCAGCTACTTTAAAATCACTATTGTTACCTAGCTTTATATAAAGTCTTAAGGCATCATCTGTTAAGTAATCGTGTATCACAGAAGCCGTTAGATACTCAGGGCTATAAGGCTCAAACATCCACCAAAATATTCTAGGGATACTTGCACCATCTGTTATGTAGCCCGCAGGTATGTCTATGTCTTTATACTTAAACGGACTAGCTGTCTCAAAGTTATCCTTACCAAAGGGCTTAACTACTATTCTTTGTAACTTCTCAGCCATTATGCACCTCCTCAAGTGTTGGCATCTCTGCTAAAATCTCATCAAAACTCTTAGGCATCTTATGCTTACCCTCAGCAATAGCATTTAGCAAGCCATAGCCATACTTCCAAACCCTAGCTCTCCAAATACCAAAGGCTTCTCCCTCTGCCCTAAAGTCATTGTCATAGCCTGCATAAGAGCAAGCTGAGAGTATGTCATCGTATCCTTTCTCTCTTGCCTTAGCGTCTAGGAGTTGCTGGGTTTTTTCTTTAAAAAGTGCTGTAAGTTCTTCAAGGTTCTTGCTTACTATCTTGTATGAGACCTTATAGACATCATCATCAATCATAGAAGCTTGGACTACTTTTTGAAACTCATCAGTATTTACAGGGTATTCATCATAGCTTACTACTAAGTAGCCCAGCTTTTTAAGCTCTTCTTTGCTTAGAAAGCTAGTATAAAGAGTACCCTCAGAGGTTGTAATATAAGGTTTGTTCTCAACAATCCCTTCTTTTATGTTATATAGTTCCATTACCTATCCTATTATTCTAATCTCCATTACTTCGGTATCTTCCGTACTATAAGAAGTACCCCTAGTTACATTAGTTTTCATCAAACAAACAAGCTTGTCTTCTTTTTTAAATAAAGTGGCTTCTCTCGTTCTCTTAAGTGAGCTATCCTCATACAGAGCAGTAGAGGGGGCTTGCTCCTCTTTTATAAAAGTCTCTAATAAGGTTGGCGACCTCCCAATAAATGTTATTGATGCTTTTTTATTTATTAGGCTATCATCCCACTTACCAAGCACTACCTCTTTATCTCTATTTCCTGCTAATACAGTAAAGGCTTTACTTAAAACTTCTCCAACAAAGTAGGCATTTCCAAACAAAGCACCATTACCTTTTGCTTCAGTATAGTTATCCAATCCATTGTTTCCTCTTCTGAATATTAAGTTAAAGTTGGTGTTTGTGTCTAAAAGGGTTTCTCGATTAAGCTTAAAGACAAGGCGGTCTCTTATTCCTAAAGGGGTATGAAGAGATGCATCTAGTATCATAGTAGGTAAAACACCATTAGCAACCTCATAAGGATACTGAAAGGTCATTGCACTTATGTTCCCAGTTATGAGTACAGTCTTTCCTCTGTTATAAGTATAAAACTTATCATTGTTTTTCCAAACGTGAGATATTATTTTAGAGCTAGTAGTAGTCCCTACGTCCTCCCACCATAGCGTACTATTTTCTGAAAAGAAGCGGTAGTTTAATGCAAAATAGATATAAACATATTTTGAATAAGTATCTTCTAGCTCCTTTGGTGTCAAGAGGTTTTTTATCTCATCTTTTGAAATACGTATTTGTTGAGAAGGGGTTAAGTCTAGTAAGTAAGCACTAACTCCTGATATACTTGTATCTTTCTCAAAACGAGGCTTAGTGAAGCCGCAACCTATCATAAAGCTCATTACGCCCTCCCCATATATATTTCAGTTGCTGAAGCCACAAAGTAGGCAAATACTTCAGTGCCTTTTAAAGCTGTGGGTACTCCCTCTCTCCACTTAAACATACTATTCCAGCCAGTTATATTAGCTGCATTATGAACTATAATTACACCACTTTGCCCTATTGCCTCCTCTATTCCCATAATAGTATAAAAGGGTGCTGTTGATTTTAGAGTTACCTCGAAATTAACATACTCTGATAAATCTATTTGGCTCAGAGAAGCAGGCTTATTAAAAGATTTATAGTAATCTTTAATCTGCTTGGTTACATAATCCCAAAGGGCTTTAGCAGGTTGCACATACAGAGCCTGTCTGTTATTCGCCTCGTTTTTGAACAATAAAAAGGCATAAGTACCCAAACTTGCTTGCTGATTGAGTGGGTCAGGCGCAGGGAAAGTAAATGGACTAGCAGAAAAAGCTAAACTCTTAATATTTGAACCATCAGGAGCTTTAAGGACGTAAGCGTGGTCTTTGTACTTACCTTGTGTATCAACATCTGCTTTAAGCAAGTTATTAAATATTGGAGACGTGCTTTTAACATAAGTACTATCTGCATCAGTCTTCTTTATATAGGTATCCCCTAAAGAATTAGTCAAAGCAGTCAGCTCAGTCTTTTTAGCAAACCACTTATCAATCTCTGTCTGAGTATAGGCATTATTTACTCGCATATAGGCAAGGTCAGCATCTGCTGTTTTTACATACCTAGTATCTCCATTAGCTTCCGTCAGGTATTTACTATCACTCTGAGCCTTAGTATAGGCATCTACCTCTTGAGAGCTCATAAAGTCCTTAATGGACATCGACCTAAGCAAACCTTCTCCTGTATCTCTTACGATAAATCTCCACCTATCAGATGCCAAAGCGTTCTTTATATCGCTCACTTCAGCTTTTGTTGTTGCATTAAGATAAACGTTAGTAGCATAGATATTGCCTTGAGCGTTTCTTTTTACAAGCTTACCATTAGCATTACTCTCAGCTGCGTCACTCTCTCTTAGCACCCCTTGCAATAAGTTGTTTATTTTATTGCTAGAGTAAGTTTGAGCTATGCCTGCTTGGGTGTCGTTGATAAGTCCTGATTTGTTTAGGTTCTCTAAGCTACTCTTTAGGAGCTCTAGGCTTGCCTTAAGAGCATTTAACTCCGTTTGTTTGCCTTTAAAGTCATTAAGGATAGTCTTAATCTCATTTAGAGATGATGTAGCTGTATTAAGGGCTTCATTGGCTTTTGTATCTATACTAGCTTTTGTTGTAGCTATCTCTTGTAAAGTCTCATTTTTTAAAATATTGATATTAGAAATAGTATTATTTAAAGTATTTATATTTTCATCTATTTTTCTTAGTATAATGTTTTTATTGTTAATTATTTCGTTAGCTATATCTCGACTTTGATTTTCTATGTTTTTAATATCATCAAATTTTTTATCAACTTCTTTTTTTATCTCGCCAATCTCATTATATTTTTGTTCCATCCTCTCGGTTTTGCTTGAAATATCCCCATATATTAGAGTGGTATCATCTTTGGCTTTTATAATGTTTGTTTTTGCATCTTCTATTTCTCGTTTGGTAGTATTTATTTCCTCGCTTCTACTATCGATTGAGGCTTTTACCTGCTCTATTGATTTTTCGGTGTTTAACACTACTGTTTTTATGTTATTTAATACTTCTATCTGCGTTTTGGCTTGGTTATTAGCCTCTCTTAGCTCTTCAAAATTAAGCTCATTGAGGATCACATCAAGCTCATTGATCTGCAAAAGCAAAAATTTAAGTGCTTCTAATGTCTTATTTCCAAGCTTCAATTCTTCTATTGTTACCATTTTTTAGCCTTTGCTGTGTCTTTTATCT